TTCCAGCGACTCGACCGCAAGACAAGTGGATCCGAGATGCCATGTTCATTGGGTTTCAGGTAGATGGCACATGGGAGGCGCTTGGGCCGAAGATTGGCGGAAACGCCGAGGGCGTCACCCGCCATCTCCTTCGTCGCCATGGCGATGTCGAGGTAAAGAATGTGCCGCGCACCTTCGACGCGATAAGTGAATTTCTGAAGGACTTCCCAGGCGAAGGCATTGTCTTCCATCATTCAGATGGGCGCATGGCCAAGGCGACGCGTAAAGGGTTTGGGCACCCATGGCCACTTTCCAGAACCGAGGTCACCTGATGGCTGACGTGAAACCCGATGCGAAGGCAATCCCGCTGTGCTCACGCCTCACCGGCCTGCGCTTTCTTGAGTCGGTGTACTTCGCCGGCGGCGAGGTGATGTCCGTCTCGCTGCTGTCGAACGGTGGCGACGGCGTCGACGCCATCGTGGCCGCTCGCGTCACCCCAGATGGTCCGGTGGCGTGTGCCGGCAACGAGCGCGCGGACATGTACCTGCTGCGGCGGAAGCGCACGGACCGCGCGACCGGCGAGCAGTATGTCGACCAGTGCGGTGTGGGGTTCGCGAACGTTCGCAGTTTCGTTTTCGGGCGATAATTGGAACCGACAAATCGGCCCCAGACGGACACCGCAAACCGTTCTAATGACGGGCGGTTTGGTGTTGGCAACAAGGCGTCGATCGGCCCGAAGCCGCGCCTCGTTCGTGATCTCCTCAACCGCGCGCGCCAGTCCGTGCCAGACGCGTTCGAACTCGCGGAGAGCCTCATGGCCGACACCGAGAAGGACCCGCGCGTGCGCCTTGAGGCCGCGAAGTTCCTCGTCTCGTATGGCCTCGGTGCGCCGCCGAAGGAGACCACGCCAGATCCAATCGAGTCCGTGAGCGATGCCGACCTCCTCGCCGAAATCGATAGGAGGACCAATGACAAGCGCCGAGACGTGGGCGAAAGCGCGAGCGAGCATTGAGCGCGCATCGGCGCCGCCTCCGCTGTACGACCCCGACTTCCTCGAGCAACGCGCCTTCATTGAGGACGCGGGCAACATGCTCGTGGCGCTCTGCACTCGCCGAGCTGGCAAGTCATTCGGCGCCGCATTGCGACTGATTCGAGCCGGCTACCGACACCCGGGCTCGAACTGTCTGTTTCTTGCGCTGACTCGGATGAGTGCGAAGGGCATTTTGTGGGATGACGTACTGAAGGTCATCAACCGCAAATGGAACCTCGGCGCGACCTTCAACGAATCAGAGTTGCGCATGACGCTGCCCAACGGCTCGCGCATCTACCTGCTCGGCGCCGACGCGAACGAGGATGAGCGCGAGAAGTTGCTGGGCAAGAAGTACGCTGAAGTGGACATCGATGAGAGCGCCTCGTACTCAATCGACTTCGAGCACCTCGTATTCGGCACACTCAAGCCCGCAGTCGCTGACTACCGTGGCAACGTGGTGCTCATTGGCACGCCGAGTAACATTAAGTCCGGGCTCTTCTACGACCTCACCGAGGGGCAGAACCCGCGCGAACCAGGACGCTGGACGAAGAACGGATGGAGTGGACACCGATGGTCCGCGTTCCAGAATCCACACATGGCGCGGCAGTGGCAGCAGGAGATTGACGAACTCATCGCCAATAACCCACTCATCGAGCAGACGCCGGCCTTTCAGCAGAACTACTTCGGGCAGTGGTGTATCGACGATACTGCGCTGGTGTACCGCTACGTGGCCGGGCGCAACGACTTTTCGCAATTGCCCGCGTACGGGCGTGCCGGCTCGTGGCACTTCGTCATGGGCATCGACCTCGGATTCGAGGACGCGAGCAGCTTCACTGTGGCCGCGTACCATGACTTTGACCGCGCGCTGTATGTCGTCGAGTCGTCGAAGCAGTCGGGCCTCGACATCACCGGCGTAGCTGAGTACGCGGCAGCCATTCGGAAGCGTCACGCTATCGAGCAGACAGTCATCGACGGGGCGAACAAGCAGGCCGTGCAGGAGCTCAATAATCGCCACGGTCTCGAAGCCGTGCCTGCGGACAAGCGCGGCAAGGCCGAATTCGTCGACATCATGAATGCGGAATTCATTCAGGGCCGCATCAAACTCAGCGTCAATTGCGAGCCGCTCAAGCAGGAGTACGCTGCTCTCGTGTGGGACGAACGTGCGATGAAGAAAGGCAAGCGGCTCGAGCACGCTGGGTGCGAGAACCATGCGGCCGACTCGACGCTGTACGCCTGGCGCTACTGCTGGCAGTATCTCGCCGACGCCGCGCCGGCCGTGCCTGCGCCGGTCAACTCGCCCGAGTGGCGCGAGCAGGTGGTGGCCGCGGACGTGGCGCGTGAAGAGGAACGAATTCAGGCGATGTTCGCAGCAAACGCGGAACGAGAGCGCGAAGAGCGCGAGGGCTGGTGAATGACGTCTGACGAACTGGAGTTCATGACACTCGCGCAGTTCTTTGCCCTGTCCGCGAAGGTGGGCGACGCATTCACCACGTTGCAGGTCGCGCGCGGGCTGCTGACGCCAGGTCTCACGCAACCCGCGGCGCCGGTTGGCGCCCCAACCCCGTCCTTCACCGGCCCAGGCTGGGAGACCTCCGCTGGCATCTGGACGCCGGACGAGATGGCCGAACGTGCGCGTGCGAAGGCGGCGCGTGAAGCGGAGATTGCGGCGAAACGCAACGCGCCGAGTGATGCGCCGGAGGGCGTATGAGTTGGCAGAACGGAGATCCGGCCGTTTCACACGTGCGCGGAGAGAACGACTTCGCGGCGAAGAAGGGTCGCTACGACGGCGGCTACACGCCGACCGAGCAGCGCATCAAGGACGGGCTCATGAAACAGTTCTGCAAGCTCCCCGAGGGCAGTCAGAACACCGCCGCGTACACGAGCGCCGAGTGCTGGTGCGCGTGCGGACGGCTGAAGGACCAAGAACACGGCGACAAGTGCAGGAGGTGTGCAAATGGCTGATTCCGTCATCCTCGACCGCGCCGAGCGGTTTCTCCGCAGCAAGGCGCTGACCGAACCTTCGCCCGAGGTCGTGAAGACGCACCGCGACCTCATCGAGTACGTGGGCCGACTCGACGAGCGGCGCCGCATCTGCGTCGAGGAGATTCGCAACCTCGAACGCGAGAGCCGCACCCACTATCTCGCCGTGGGGTTGGGACGGGCGCGGCACCTCCTTGAGGCGCTCGACCCGCTGACGGAGCATCTAGAGGCGAAGACGTGAGCGACAAACTGACGCCCGAGTCGATGCGTGAGCACGGGAATCTCGAACGGTTTCTGAAGATACTTCGCGGCGCAGGTGTCGCCAAGTTTCGCGGCGGTCTCTTCGTCGAGGGTTGGATGGAGCGGTGGGATGTCGACGTGTCGTTCTTCCCCTCAGAGCCGCCCGCGCCTCCCGTCGACAAGTCCGCCGAGGTCGACCCGGAGTTGTGCCGCTGCCATCATCCGAAGTTTCAGCATGAGGCAGGCCTGTGCTTGATGGGCTGCGACGTGGAGCAGTGCGCGCCGGAGGAGAAGTGACACCATTGGCGCAACGCTTCGGAAAAACCTAAGGTTCGCCCATGGCCAACAAACCCGGCTCACGCGATTACCGAGACTTACACCCGACCAGTGGCCAGAAAGCGCACAAGGCCGAGCAGCCTTCGCGCAACGGTGCCCGTCGCGACTGGTGGAATATGGAAGGCACTGAGTGCGCACAGGCGATCGCCAGCACCGTCGAGTTCCTCCAGAAGAACCAGACCGCGCGCATGAAACAACTCGTCATCAACTCACGCCTCTACGGCAACGTGACGATGACCGGTGCGAGCGGGCAGGCGTACACGCGCATCATGGCGGACAGCACGAACCGCAACCGCTCAGTCATCACCTACAACGCGTGCCAGGAAATCATCGATACGTTGGTGGCGCGCGTGGGAGAGACGAAGCCGCGCCCGTACTTCCTCACCTCTGGCGGCTCGTACCGGCAGCAGCGCAAGGCGAAGAAGCTGAACCAGTTCATCGACGGGGTCTTCTATGAGACCAAGGCCTACGACATCGGACTCGAAGCCTTCCGCGACGGGGCAATCAAGGGCGATGGATTCATTCATGTCTTCGCTCGCGGCAAGAAGATCTGCCTCGAGCGCACGTGGGTTAGTGAGCTGTGGGTCGACCTCGTCGAAGCCCAGTACGGCACCCCGCGCACGCTCTTCCGGGTGAAGGTGGTCGACCGCGACGCTCTTGCCGCGCTGTTCCCGGAGTCGAAGGACGCCATCATGTCCGCCACCAAGGCCACCGAGACACAGTCGGGCGGCACATCGACCAGCACCAGCGACATGGTGACGGTTGCGGAGGCGTGGCATTTGGCCGTGCCGGACGCCGAGGGCAAACTCTCAGGCGGCAAGCGCGTTGTTAGTCTCGTGACGAGCGCCGCCATCCTCGAAGAGGAAGAGTGGGCGCACGACTACTTTCCATTCGCTCGCTTCCAGTGGTCCAAGTGTCCCGAGGGGTACTGGAGCCAAGGCGTCTGCGAGCAACTCCAGGCCGACCAGATGGAACTCAACAAGGAGTTGGCACTCATCCAGCGGAGCATGCACCTCGCCGGCAGCTTCAAGGTCTTCCTTCAGAATGGCTCGAAGGTCGTGAAGGAACACATCAATAACGAGGTGGGCGCCATCATCAGCTACTCCGGCGTCAAGCCCGAGTACTTCGTGCCGAGCCCAATCGACCGCGTGTACTTCGAAAATGCGGCCAACATCATCGAGCGCATGCGCAACCGCATCGGCGTCTCTCAGATGTCGACGGCAGGTAAGAAGCCGATGGGGCTCAACTCGGGCGCTGCCATCCGTGAGTTCGAGGACGTGGAGTCCGACCGGCACCGGTC